CGACTCTTACTGCGACTGCGACTCTTACTGCGACTGCGACTCTTACTGCGAGTTTTACTTTTTAAACTCTTTCTTTTAGATTTCTTTTTCTTTGACTTCTTTTTTTTACGTCTTTTTTTGCCCCCACACATATTACTACTTTTAAGTTTAGTAATAGGAGCATAACTACCACGTAATGTTCCAGCATGTTCGGCTCCTGATTTTGTAAATCCGTAACTAACACTTCCATGATCGCCATCATAATTGTGCGCACCTCCCTTTTGACAATTATTATAATGTTTATCTACAAGAGGATAAGTATTTCCTAAACCTGCATTATCAGATTTTTCTAGAGATGACATAGTAGAACCATATCCACCTCCATTTTGTTTAGAACAAGTTACACCTTTATTATTGTTAATTTTGGGTTGAATAAATTGGTTATTAGTTGCATTGACGAAACTCATTATATATATTAATATTTATTTTTTTTTTCAACTAAAATAATTTCTTTTTTCTCTGAAACTTTATCTTCAGATTTTTCTATAGGAACCCACCCATTAAATTTATAATTATAAACGCACTTAAATGATATTTTTTTATCTAAGTCAACATATTTATCTATATTTGTATTTTCAAATTCATCTTCACTGTCACTTTCTTCTAATGCATCTAAATTATTATTTTCTTTAATATTTCTAAAATAATTATTCATCATAACACTTGTTTTATAACTAGGTATATATGCACGTCCTATTTTCTCATAATCATTTTTTGAAATACAATATAGTTCATAGATATCATTTATTATAGTTGCTTTTATTTTAAAAATTTTGTAAATTATTTCATCAGTTTTATATGGTAAATTTAAAAATGTTTTATTTTTAAACAATAATCTATGTTGTATCGAATAGATATTATATGGTACATTTAATGCTTTTTTATAAAGTTCTTCTATATTGTTGGATATTATTGGTGTACCAACAATAAGTTGTTTATCTGTAATTTTTTTTTGAGAAATATTTTCAGTAAGATTCAAGATAAAATTTAATTTATTATATTGATTAAAATATGTGAGATTTTTGCCTTTATAATAAAAAATATTTTCAATATTAAAACATTTTGTTGAATTCGTATTAAAACTTGTACCATATAAAATAGTACCTATTCCCGAACACAATTCGCTCTTAAACGATGAAATATGTGTAGATATATTTGTAATTTTTTTATTTCTTAAATTTATAGTAAGTAAAAAACAATGTTGTTTACCATTATGTGTTTTAAACCATAAAAAACATTTTTTACCTTTGGGTATAATAAGATAAATATCCGCTTGAACTTTGTTATGTACAGTTTTTTCATAAGAAAGTTCTATATTTGGAAAAAATTTCAAAATATTGTTATAGTTATTTGTTTTTGTTTTTTTATTACCATATCTATGTTTAAACATTTATATATATATACAAAAATATGATTATCTCTAAATATGTTTCTAAAATGTACTAAAGTTACTATCAAAATTATCAGCAGTTTTTATATCATTTTCAGTTTTCTGAGTTTCTTCATTTTTCTTTGAAGATAAATTTTTTAAATAATTTTTTAATTCATTTTTCATAGTTTCATTTTTTTGTTTATTTTTTTGTATAGAACTATAAATATCTTTATATTGATGGACGGGTTTTTTTATCATATCTATAGTTTTTGGAATAGTTAAGTTATTTTTAAAAAATAAATAACTATAATGTAATGATAATATTAAAATAATTGATAAAACAATTTGTTGACATATCCAAAATAACATTAGTATATATATCTTAAATATTTAACGATTTTAAATATAAACTCATATCATTATTAAAAAAAAAATTATTTTCATTTAATTTTTTATCTTTTGATGTAAAATATATTTTGCAAATTTCATTATTAATTTTTTCTAAAATCATATTATTATTTGAGCCTTTTGTATGAAAAAAAATTTTTTCAACAGTTAGAGGTGTATAATATACTGGTAGGTTAGTTATATTTTCTATTTTTTTTATATAATTATTATTTCCAAATAATGTATATTTATCTAAGAAAAATTCTTCTTTTAAATTTTCTTTATGATTTATTTTAAATAAAGTTATAGTATTATCAGTTATTACATAATAACCTTCTCTGGAATAAATAATATTTTCTTTTATTTCATTAAATTCAAATTTTTCTTTTAATTTTGATATAATACTATTAGTAATTTTGTCGATATTTATCTCTGATACAAAATATTGAAACATAATTAATATATTATTTTGTAAACTATTTAAACCGATTAGTCATAATCAATACAAATGACGAAGATAATTATTGTAGATAAAAATAAAAACAAAAAAGAAACAAATTTAAGAGATTTTTCTTTGGAAAATTTATTTAAAAAAGCAAATTTAAAAAATAATAAAGATTTTTTTAAAAGAAATACATGGAAAAATAAAAATGCATATGTTTCTATTTTTGCTAAAAATAGTGGAAGAGCGAATAATGAAAATTCATATGATTTACCACCTCCAATTGATTCGCAATTATATTTTGGTAATCTAATTATTGTAAAACATTCTGAAGAAGATATTAAAAATGATAATGTTGTTGATTTGACATTAGATGAGTGGGAAAAAATTTATGAAAAATTATTTGGAGGTTTTGAAGATTTAGGTGAGGAAGATAGTTATAGTGAAGAAGAAGTTATACCAGAAAAATATCGAACAAAAGAAGGATATTCAAAAGAAGATGGATTTATAGTTGATGATGATGAGGAAGAAGATGATGATTATTTACCGGACGATGAAGAAGATGAGTATAATTCAGAAGATGATACTAGCGAGCCAGAAGAAGAAATACATGAGATAAATAGTAATGAAAGTGAAAAAGAGAAAGAAGACGAAGACGAAGACGAAGACGAAGAAGAGGAAGAAGAGGAAGAAGAGGAAGATGACTTAGACAGTATAGGTTCAGAATTGAGTGAATCTAGTTACATGTCTGATAGTGATGAGGAATAATAATTTATTAAAAAGATAAGTTAAAATTGAAAAGACTTAAAATTATATAGTTTGTAAGATATAAGAAATGATAGTTCATAATCATAAGGAATTTAGACAAAAAGTTGGAGAAAATATTGAAAAATTTATAGGTAATAAAAAAATTTCAATAAATATAGAAAAAGGTATTTATAATTATGCAATTAAAAAAGCAAAAAATAAAAAAGTAGTAAGAAAATGGGAAAATAAGTATTTTGTGTTAATTTATATTGATAGATTAAAAACAATATATTTTAATTTAAATCCAAATATATCAACATCGAATAATGATTTAATTAACAAGATTAAAACTAAAGAAATAAAAGTAAAAAAACTAACTAACATGACTCATCAAGATATGAATAGAAAGATTTGGGATAAATTAATTCAAGAAAAAATTAAAAGAGATAAAAATCTTACAGAGGATAATCTTTCTGCTGCTACAGATGAATTTAAATGTTATAAATGTAAACAACGCAAATGTACATATTATCAATTACAAACAAGGTCTGGTGATGAGCCAATGACAACATTTATTACATGTTTAAATTGTGGTAATAGATGGAAATTTTAAATAATAAAATTTATTTAAATTATATTATAAATTATTTAATAATAATATAATTTAAATGGTACAAGTAATAACAAATTTTAAATATAAATTACAGCAACAATTTTTAAGAAAAGTAGTACATTTTAGTTGGGACAAAATTGTACCTACATATTCAACAACAAAAGTGTATTATGATATTTATTTAAATAACGAAAAAATTTTACGCACCGAAAATATTTTTTTTTCAATTGATAAACGTTTAGGATGTGCTTTAAAATGTGTAAAAGTAAAAACAGTATTTGAGGATACTATAACAGATACTTTTTCTTATAGTGATTTCAGTGAAGAATTATGTTATTATGATTCAGTGGACACATATTGTGGATTAAAGAAAAATATTTTTCAAACAATTAGAATATCAGATGAAGAAAAAAAAGAATACACTAAAAAATTAGAAAAATTAAGTAATAAAAAAATTTCATCAAAAATGAAGTATTCTCGTGCAGTTTCAAATAAACATATAGCAGCAGCTTATACACAATATCGACCAATAAGGAGTGCTTATTATCAAGAGTGTGATATATCATCACAGATACAACCAGAGCCAGAACCAGAGCCTGAATCAATACCAGAACCAGAACCAGAACCAGAGCCTGAATCAATACTAGAGCCAGAACCAGAACCAGAGCCTGAATCAATACTAGAGCCAGAGCCAGAGCCAGAGCCAGAGCCAGAGCCAGATTTACAAACTATATGTTTGACAAATCCTACTATTATTAATGTTGTTAGTAGTAGTAATGTAAACAAATATGTTTTTAATGGTTCTATTTCTTCTCCTTATCCTAGTTATAATTCTAATATAAGATTTGGATTATACAATGGTGTGTATATTTTCCAAAATATACCAATAAATCATCCAATGGCTATATTAAATGATAATATAGCATACATAGGCGATGTTAACAAAAAATCAGATAAACAAGTAAATGGTATTTTTCGAGATTTTTATTATGGAGATATCACAGTTACAGTAAACGGAGATTTTGATAAAGCAAGTGTTTATTGTTATTATCATGGTTATATGGGAGGAGAAGATTTATTAGTTTATACAGGTAATTGTGAAATACAGCCAGAACCAGAACCAGAGCCGGAGCCAGAGCCGGAGGCAGATCCAAATAATACAATATATGCAAATGTATATTATTAATATATTTAATAAAATTTAATTTAGTATAGATTTTTAATTATTTGAATATTAAATAATGAATATTTAATATTTAAATATATATAATATGAGTGGTACAATGTATTCAAATGTTTTTACATTTATGTTACAAAGAGATAACACAACATTAGAAAATAATAATGAAAATATTCCACCTGATAATACTAATGATGAAGATAGATTTTGGTTAAAAATTATAAAAAATAAAAATGAATTAACAAATATTGAAATAAAAAACAGAAGTTTTATAGATGCGAATACAAATACAATCATAGGAGAATCAGGATTTAGAACCTTTCAAATAACTGGTGAGGATTGGTCAGGTCGCCAAAGAAATCCAGATTTAGATATAACAAGCAATGATGATATAATTATCATTAATTTTGATGACGATTCTCTTGAAAAAAGAAATTTTTATATTGATGAAACATCTGACGATTATTTACCAGAATTAAAATACTTAATAGTTAGATTAACTGAAAGTAGAGAAGAAGAATCAGACATTATCCCCGGACAAGGACAATATTATAATTATATATTTAGTGGTTATGTTGTTGGTCCAAAAGATTTAACAGAATTTAATACTAATTATTGTATTAAAAAAAAAAATGTACCTAAATCGACAGGAGGAGAAACAACTTTATATTATTCTGTAAATTGGTGTTCAATGACTTTTTCAGAAGTAAATTCATATAAAAATTTAAATTTTAACGTCATGGTAAAACCTAGATATTATACTAATAATGATTTTCCACCGCCATTACAAGATTTAATAACAGTAACCCAAAATATTATTTATTTTGAGGGTTCACAGCCAGATTTCCCTATAGCAGATGACCCACATTCTGAAACATATATATATACAAGAGAAAGATACGACGATTATGATGGTAGTGGAATAGATGTTAATATAGTACGAGATGTAGACAATGTAACTATATTTCAGGATGATAATAATTGGGATAATAATACTTCTGATGTAAATACATTTGAGGTTACTAGTGGAAAATCATATACCGTTTTTGCTATAGGTGATAACTTTGCAAGTACTGATAATTCTAGATGGGTAATAAAAAATCAAAATGGTGAAGTAATACTAGATAAGACATTTGAACAAAATAATGTAACTATGACAGAAACTTTTCAAGTACCATCTGCTCTAGATTTAACATTTATTTATTATACATTAAAAGATTTTTTTTGGTGTAGTTTAAATTCTTCTAGACATATGAAATTAATTTTAGTTTCAACCGGTAATGTTACAGAATCATTAGCAATAAATGATAGTGCAAATTATCAAGGTAATATAAATGGTGAAGGAACTTTTAGATATATTCAAAATTTTATTTATGATGATATTACTGTAACATATTCTGATACTACAATTGTACATAGAGGTAATACAGGAGGAGGATATAGAAAACGTAAAGGTAATATGGAACTAATAAGAGAAACAAATTATTCATATTATACAGAACCTTTTTTTGAACCAGAACCAGAGCCAGAGCCAGAGCCAGAACCAGAGCCTGAACCACAACCAGAACCAGAGCCTGAACCAGAGCCTGAACCAACAGCAACTGTTGTAATATCAGTATCATTGTTTTCATCATTCAATGATTCAACAAGAACACCTTCTGGACCATCTGATCAACAAGTAACTAGATATGGTCCACCTTTTCCAGCAAATGTTAGTTTGTCAACAGGTCCTGCACCTAATAATTGGTTTTCTCCTGCTGATTATTTAACAGATTACAGTGGCTATAGAAGTAGTGGATATATATTTAGAGTAACTTCGAGTTCCGCTTATTTTGGAACTTCATGGGATGATTCACCTTCAGGATATGGAGGAGGAGGAAATGCTATACTATTTTATGGTACAGTTTCAATAAATCATATATTAACATCGGCAGAAGTTCCACCAACTGTCGTTGAAATAACAAGAGAAGATGGTAATAATTTCAGTTTACTTGGTTTAAATATAGATGGTTTAGATCAATATTCGGATTATTATCAGGATATGTTTGAGGTATGGTCGGCAGAGGAGCGTGCTCGCATGTCTGAAGTTCGACGCCTCGCCATGTACGGGTACGACGACCCCTACGGGTACGACCCCTACGGGTACGGCTACTACGGGTACGACCCCAACTCCGACCCCAACTACGACCCTAACGACCCTTACTACGACCCTTACGCCGACCTCCGCGCCCCCAACGACCCCTACGGGCGCGATATGAATGTCGGTTTCGACCTCTATAGTCAGCCGGAATACGACCCCGCTTACGACCCTTACTACAATCCCTATTACGACCCGTACTACGAGCCCTATACCGACCCCCTCTTCCAGTACGGAGATTTTATTCAAAATCCATTGCCATATAGCGGTTATGCTAATATTTTAAATCAAGATGGAAATGGGATAAATAATATAGGTTATGGTAGTAATCAAAGTGATTCTAATTGGATTAACGTAAATAAAATAAGAATAATAGTTTTTGGTTATAAATTTAAAATGAGTAATATGCAATTACAAACATCTGTAAGTATAAGTACTCTAGAACCAGAACAACAACCAGAACCAGAACCAGAACCTGAACCAGAACCAGAACCTGAACCAGAACCTGAGGATGGAATAATAATAATAGGTCCTGACGCGTTTTCCCAACACATATTAACAGGAACAGTTAGATTTACTGATACAGGATTAGATAGTGAATATGGCAACTTTGAAGATTTACAGCAACTATTTACACTGTCTGAAGAATTACCAGAAGGTACCAGAATTAGAATTCGAGGAACAGTACAAACTGAAAATAACTATGATTTTTTAAGAATTTATGATTCAAGCACTAAAAGTGATCTAATACGAGAGATAGATAAAAGTACAGAAATAACTATTGATGAAGAAACAACAGGAAGGAATGTTTTATTTTGGTTCTACAGTGATAGTTCTGTTATAAACCGAGGTTGGGATTTAGAAATTTCTATAATTCCTGCATCAGAATCAGAACCAGAACCAGAGCCAGAACCAGAGCCAGAACCAGAACCAGAACCAGAGCCAGAACCAGAGCCAGAACCAGAACCAGAACCAGAA